CAAACAAAAGCAGGTTGGTTTGTCGTTGATTCATGTGTCTGAGTTGACTCCTGAGATGATTGCCAAACTACAGGCTTACACAACGCCTGACGGTGTGCAGCCTTATGCCAACAAAGGCGACTCGCTTCAGGTGCTTGCCAAAAGCTTGAAGGATGGCACTCCTATGCGCTGGAGCGGCTACCATGAGATCCTAGATGGCAATGGCAAGGTTGTTGACTGGTATCACGTTACAGATCGCCTTGTTGTCCCGTTTGGCATTGAGAAGCTACCTGAGTCTGGGCTACGTGTGCGCTGGCTCGACCTTGACCAGATGCGCGACAACTTAAATGCGTATCTTAATAATCCTGCCTACATTGCGCGAACAAAGAAGCTTGGATATACGGCAAGAAGCCTGGGCATGACTCATGCCAGAATGCAGGAGGCACTTGGCAAGTACGTTGAAAACCTCAATAGAGGCATGGCCAAGGTTTCATCTGCCAAGTTGTTTGGTGACTTGTACTTCAAGGGCGATGAACAGCGTGGAGCACAGTTCCGCGACATGTTGTATTTGATTCGCGACATTGCTCCCAGCAAGGGAGTTAAGTTTGAAAACAACCCACCTTGGGACATTGGAGCTGCTCGTCGAGCTGAAGCTGCTATTCGCAAGGAAATACCTGGCCGTGAAGATGTGCGCCGTCCCGGTGGCACTAGCACGATTTCTGATGGCCGTCTTGATCGGATGGAGGCTATCAAGCCTGCTCCGCGTGGAGAAGCGTTTAAAGTGCCGTACAAGTACAAGGCATACAACAGCATGGAGGCTAACTTCCAGCCCGCTGACACGCTTGTTGAACCGATGGGCAATGGCAGTGTTGCAACAGACAAGCGCACCGGATGGCGCATGGTGAGCAAGGATGGCAGGTCGCAGCGGTTGTACCGCCCTGATGGCACACTGCACGGCATTTACAGCAGTGCAGATGAAGCTAAACTTGTGCTGAACAAATTGATGCTCAAAGTTGTTCAAAAACAACTAGCCCAACAATCCTATGCCCCTTAAAAAATCCTCCTCCGACAAAGCCTTCACGCAGAATCTCAAGACCGAAATTGGTCACGGAGTGCCGCAGAAGCAAGCTTTGGCAATTGCGTATAGTGTTCAGAAAGAGGCAGCTAAGAAAGAAGCTGCTGCTCGCAGAAAAAATAAGTAACAAAAAGCTTGCAGCTAGTCTGCGAGTAGACTTGAGTTGGGCACCAGTTGCGGCACTGCTGACGCACGATGCCGAGGCCCGCGACTGTCCACAAAACACACAATGAAAGTAGCTAAAATTGCAGATCTTGAAGCACTCGCTGACGGCACAGTAATTGGCGAGATGGTAGTCCAGGTGAAAGCGGCATTCGACGCTAAGACTGGCAAAGGTAAGTATGGCGATTGGCGCGTTCAGCCTGTCATTCTCAAGGACTCAACTGGCGAGGTGCGAGCATCGTTCTGGATTAAGGACGAGATGCGTGATCTGACTGGACAGACAATCACTATCAAAAGCCAGGCTGGCAAGAATGGTCTGACCGGACTCAGCGTCAAGAACAGCAGCCACAGCGGCAAGAACGAACTGAACATTAGCGAGAAAGCTGCGATCATTGACGGCACACGGAACGCACTTGAGCAGTACACGGATGCGGTGAAGGTCAACACTCAGCTCGCACAGGCTAAAGGCAGCGTTGTGGATGCCAAGCGACTCCTGTTCCAGAAAGCGCAGTTGTATGTTGAGTGTGTTAAGGCTGCTGATTGGATTCGTTCCAAGCATGAGTTGACGCAGGATCACTTTCAGGCCGTGGTCAGCACTCTCTTCATCTCTGCCGATAAGCAGAACTTGGCTGGATGCTTTCCTGTCGAGTCCGTAAAGCCACAAGCTAAATCGGCAGACGAAATTCCTATGGACTTCGAGGAGGCTGACGCAGCAGCGAAACCCAAGAAGGCTAAAGACGAACTGGAGGAAGACCTTGGATGGTAAACTCTCGCGCTAAAGGTTGCCGTGGAGAGCGGATGTGGCGAGATGAACTCCGTGAGGCTGGCTTCACCGCAAGGCGTGGCCAGCAGTTTGCCGGAGGCACAGACAGTCCTGACGTAATCTGTGAGGAGCTGAAGAACCTCCACATGGAAGTCAAGTTTGTCGAAGCCCTCAACCTTCAGAAGGCTTGCGAGCAGGCTGAGCGTGATGCAGGCTTGAAGGCTTGGATTGTTGCTCACAAACGCAACCGCACTCATTGGAAAGTGACGATGGATGCTGGTTTGTTCTTTCAGCTTCTTAGAGAAGGCATGGATTGCCTGAAGTAATTTGGGTGGCACGACCCAGCAGAGGGGGCGCGTATCTCTGCAATACAACGCGCACTTAACATATGATCAAACTTACAATTACAACACGCGGGGGAACGACAGTCTCTCTGGACATTCCAGACACAGACGATGTCAGCTTTCAGCAGGCCGTCGAACAGATTGAGGTTCCTGAACCTGCGCGAGAAGAGGCAGTAGCATCAACGAGCGTTGATGAGGTGCTGGCTCAAGTTACATGCGAAGATCTTCAATTAACCGGGAAGCGATACAAATCAGTTCCTGAAATGCTTGCAGACACAGGCGTTGATAAAATTCTTGAGGAAGCAGGTCACCCGCTAGAACCTGCACCTTTTGACTATGACGCTCCTGTGGATACGAGTCTCGATAGCTTTCAGTTTCCATGTCAGGACAAAAGCATGTACTGCCCACCTATGCCTTTGGTGCGGGACTTCATACTTGCATTCGGCGAGGAACATGTTCGCCGCGAATTTCTTAAAGCGCGTTCTTGGCTTACTGCAAATCCAGAGAAGCGCAAGACCCAGCGTGGAATGAGCCGTTATCTCAATGCCTGGCTATGCAATCAGGCTGGAATGAAACGCACTCCACTCAAGTCCATTGCACCAAAAACTGATTCTCTCCTCTCCAATGGAAACACGACATCCGAAGGTTGGTGATCGTGTGCCAACGGCACTGGAGGCCGAGCGTGCAGTTGCGAGTATAGCGGTTAATCACCCGGATCAGTTTGTCACTGAGTCAGCTCACAGGCGCTTTAACGCTTCGGACATTTTGGACGGTTTAAGCCGGATCATGGTTGAGACTGTCTTGACCCAGGCATCTCGCTCATCGTCCTGCGACATCAGGATCGTTTACGAGAAGGTGCGTGAGCGATTACCAGATGTACAGTTCCACCAAGTGAGCGACATCTACACGCTCATTCCAATTGCCAGTGCGCTGGGAGAGTTTGTGGAGATTGTTCGCTCTACAGCCAAGCGGAGGGCATTGCTAGGCTTGCTGACTCAAGCTAACTTGGACATCTCTGACAGCGAGATACCCACAGCAAAGCTGATCTCAGACTTGGCTATGCAGGCTGACTCGCTCAGTCACGAACTGAGTCCACCTCGGCCAATGGACACCAAAAACCTACTCATGGATGCCATCAAGCGTTATGAGACAGGTGACGATCAGACTCAGCGCATCCGCACTGGCTACGATAAGATAGACAACCTAAGCCCCATTCGCTACGGAGACTTCGTAGTCATTGGTGGAGAAACAAAGAGTGGCAAGACGATGCTTGCACTCAACATTATTGCAAATCTGATATGAAATTCATCAATCTTACACCTCACGAAATCAATCTGCCGCATGGGCAGACAGTCAAACCTACTGGCTACGTTGCCAGAGTGAACGCAGTGCAGCAGCAGGTAGACAGCATCAACGGCATCCCGGTGCTGGTGACGCAGTTGTTCCAGACAATGAACCTGCCTGAGCCAGAAGAGGGCATCTACTTTATTGTGCCATCTGTTGTCAGGAATCACTCTCGTGATCGTAAAGATCTTTTGTCACCAACTAAACTGATTCGCGATACGGATGGCCGTGTAGTTGGCTGTGGAGCTTTTGAGAGGAATGCCTAATGGACGTTGGATTCATAGGCTTTGCAGGCGCAGGAAAGGACACTGCTGCTGAGTTTCTCACCAAGCGCAACTGGGTTAGAGTAGCCTTTGCTGACAAGCTCAAGACGCTTGCTCTACAGTTTGGCTGGGATGGCGTAAAGAGCGAGAATGGCAGAAGATTACTACAAGACCTAGGAATGGCTGCTAGAGCGTACAACGAGCGGTTCTGGATCAATCACGCTGATGCACGGATACAGCAGATGCAGTCTTGGTGGAAGGTGAGTCCAAAATGCGTGTGGACCGACATCCGGTTTGAGAACGAAGCTGAGTACGTTCGCAGTAGAGGCGGCATCATCATCCGCGTGGTGAGATCGCATCAGAACCAAGCTGACTTTCACGAGTCTGAAATGAATCAACTAGATATCGTCGCTGACTACTTAGTGTTCAATGACGGAACAATTGAAGAACTACACAACAAAATACAAAACATAATAGACAACCATGATAAAGCGTAATATCCCAATGGAGAGCTATAGGGCCATGCCCGGACTCTCAAAACACGAACTCGACAACTTTGCTGTCGCTCCAGCGTACTACAAGCATCGCAAGGGACAGGAGTGGAAACCCAGCAAAGCGATGGAGATTGGCACTTGCATCCACTCGCTGGTGCTGGAAGGTCGCAAGGACTACGCTGTAGGCCCACAGGTGGACAAGAGGACGAAGGCCGGTAAGGACGAGTGGCAGCACTTCTGCGAGGAAAATCTGAATAAGATCATCATCACGCCGGAAGACGAAGCAACCATTCTAGGCTGTCAGGCTGCTTGTGCGCCACTATTGGAGCACTGCGCTTACGATGCCCAGGAAGACATCGAGACTAGCATGTTCTGGGAACGCGACGGCATCAAGTGCAAGGGCAGGCCGGACATGATTGCGACGATCAACGGTGAACTTGCGCTGGTAGATCTCAAGACGACTAACGACATTCGCTCGTTCGACAGCAAGTTCTACAGTTTCCGGTACGACGTGCAGGCTGCGTGGTATCAGTACGGCTTAAGGAAGTCGCTGGAGATCGACGAGAATCCAGCATTCTGGTTCCTTGTTGTGGACACTGAAGCTCCACACCTGTGCCAGTTCATGCGAGCTTCTAGCGAGCTGCTAGACATGGCAAACGACAAGATCGAGGAGGAGCTTGCGTATTTCAAACGGTGCGAGGTTGCTCAGAGTTGGCCGGGGTTGCCAGAGTTCAAACTTATCCTGCCACGGTCATGGTAATGTACGTTGCTCTCAAGCGGACTAAGGTGCTCGATGACAATGCTGTGTTGCCGAGGCCAAAGTTGACTCAAGAAGTGCTACTCAAGGGCTCCAAAGAGGAGTGCATGAACAAGATCGAGGAACTCTCGATGCTGCCGGAAAACCAGTCAACGGACTTGATTGAAGTTGAACTGATTGCAGTCCGGTACGTTGGGCAGAAAACACAAACATCACAAAGTTACAGACAAGGAAATGGCACAAGGGATCTTAATCGTATCGCTGGAAATGCCAGCGTCTCAAATAATTGATAGGCTAGTAGCCAAGCTGGGCAATGTCCCGCTCCGGGCATTAGCAGAAGGTTTGCAAACGCAGCACCACATGGAAGGCGTGCAGAAGGCGCTTTCCAAGTTAAGTCAGTCTAACCTTGTTGTCCGTGACGACTTGCATGATGTTGCGAGCATTGTCGCCACAGCTAGGGCAATGGCAAAGTCGCCAGTTGGCTTGCGCGTGTTGCTAGTAGACTACATTCAGCTCGTGCGCTGCGACTTAGGTCGAGAAGGCACTCGTGAGCGTGAGGTAGCAGAGGTATCCCGGTCGTTGCGCTTGCTTGGACTGGAGTTGGGCTGCTTAGTAATTGGCATTACGCAGCTTAACGAGCAAGGCAAGGCGCGTGAAAGCCGGGCAATACAACAGGACGCCACAGCCATCTTTGCCATCAAGTTAGGCGACGAGGACGAAGGTTCTGGGATGCGAACAATCGGCATCCCGTACCAGCGAAACGGTCCTTGTGGCGTGCAGACTTCACTCAGATTCGTAGGAAAAACAGCATCATTCATAAATGAATAAGTACATCACAAAGAAAGAGTTAGTTGAGCGTTGGGACTGTCACTTCACGTTGCCGGACTATTACGCAAGGAAGGGCACATTAAGGCGCAGAAAAATCAAAAATAAAGTTCGCTTCCTATTGGAGGATGTGGTCAAACATGAGGCCACATGGGTAAAGCAGCCATCCCAGCCGCAGTCCATGTGGAACCAAATAATGACATGGCTAAAAAAATCAAAAATCCTCTCAAGAGTAAGCACCCGCTGGAGTGGCTTGCAGACATTCGGCGATTGCCGAAAGCGGTCCAGTCAAACATTGCTAGGATAGTCTGGTGGGATTATTTCGCCGAGCGTGAGGTATCACAACGCTGGCCTCACCTCGACGAGTACATTCGCCAGCCAATGATTGAGTTGAACAAAGCTGAAACCGTAAAGTACTTGCGCCGCTGCGAGTACACAGAACAACAAGCAGAAGCGAGGATTACACATGAGAATGGATGCAACTAGGTCTTTAGCAACACAAGATCTCAATCCAGTTACTTTGGATAGAATTGTGGCTGTTGGTTCGTTTGCCGATGTGCGACGCGCACTGATGAAGTGGGAAGCTAAAACATATCCAGACCGACCAAAGTATGGGCATGGGAAGCCTCTGTTTTTAAAATCTTCAGATGGAGCACCACAAATTGCTAAAGTTCCGCTCACTCCTGCCGAACGTAAAGCTAGGCGCATGGCTCGCGTCAATCGGCACTGGGCAAAGCTCAGTCCTGAAGAACGGGCCAAACGCCGGGACAAGATCAACGCTCGTAACAGAGCTAACAGAGCAAAAAAGAAACAGACAAAATGACATACAAAGTGACATGTGATTACCGTCCGTATCAAGCCTGGGTGCTTGAAGCGGGTTCCGAGTCCGAAGCTAGGCTGATTGTGGCGCGTCAGTTGAACGTGCCCTACGAGGAAACGAGCGCCAGCATTGAAACAAACTGACAAAATGAAGCCAGACACAGAGCAAATTATTGATGATTTAAAGGCGTGGATTCCGTTGAGTTCACCGCTTGACAAAATATTGAATCGAGCCGCAGACAGGCTGGAGGAGTTGCAGGAAGATTACATGAGCCTGACCAGATTGTCCGATAAAGAGCTGAAGCGTTTAGTGAAAGAACGTGATCAAGCTCAAGCTGAAATAATGCGGCTGCAGGCAGGGTTTGAGGTGCATTCAAAATTTGCTAAAGAACGCGACGAAGCCCGCGCCGAGGTGGAGCGGTTGAAGACTGAACTACACGATACGATTGATTCTTACAAATTGAACAACCTTCAGCCAAAGACAACGCGCCCAGACCCCTCGCGGCTGGAGATTGCGGCGATGCTAAAAGCTGGTTGGTTTGCAAATCGCGATGCCGACTTTAACGCAACAGACTACAAATGGTGGATTGAGCAAGCAGACGCACTCATCGCAGCAGCAAGGGAGGTGGCGAAATGAATATAGATGAGGCGTATGCAAAAGTAATAGAAAGAAACAGGAAGATTATCTTTGAACTTAAATGGGGGCGACTTTGTACAGACGAAATTCCTTTAATAATCAAAGGCCTTGAACTTGCTGAAATAATGCTCAAGGAAAACCTGGAACTTAGAAAACAAATTCCAGAAACAAATCCAACTGAAGAAGATCCATATTAAAATGACCGACGAGCAGATTAACGCGGCGATTGCGGAGGCGTGTGGATGGCGCAAAGAAGACGGTGTATGGATGTGGACAGCCAATGGCATTGACCGCACTTGCTGGGAACTATGGGATTGGTGCACCGACCTCAACGCGATGC